TATGTTGGTGGCACACGAGGTGGGTCATGCACTCTATACTCCAGATCGTGACTGGATTAAAGAATACAAAATCTCNCCACAGTTTGTGAATGTTGTGGAAGATGTTCGTATTGAGAAGTTGATGAAGCGTCGTTATGCTGGCATCTCTAAGACTTTCTATCGTGGATATAATGAACTCTCTGACAATGATTTCTTTGGTGTAGAGTGTGAAGATGTGAGCAAGATGAACCTTGCCGACCGTGTAAATCTTCATTTCAAGATTGGAAACTTTGTTGATATTCCTTTTGGTAAAGATGTAGAGATGCCCATCGTTCGCATGATTGAAGAATGCGAGACCTTTGATGATGTTCTTTTGGCATCAGAAGCACTTTACAAATATTGTAAGGAGCAGATGGATACTGAGACTAAGACTGATATGGATTCATTGGAATCTCAAAGTTCTAGTTCATCTGAAGAACCNGGTGATGATTCAATGCAACAACCTGGTGAAACTGATGATAGTGAAACCTCTGACAAAGATGATGCCGATCTAGATACTCCTTCATATGAACAAGAGGATAAGAATACTACTCAGGCAGGAGAAACAAATCAAGAACCTGAAGTGAACACGATGGATGCACTCAATGATGCCATCAAGGAACTTACATCTAATGGTGGTATTGAGAATGTGTATATTGAACTTCCTAAATTAAATCTTGATGATATTATTGTTTCTAATAAGAGAATTCATGAAGAGTGTGATGAGCACTGGGAAAATCCCCATGATCCTAGTATCTTTGATTTTGCTGATTCAGAATTCTTAAAGTTCAAAAAGTCGGCACAGAAGGAGGTTAATTATCTTGTCAAAGAATTTGAATGCAGAAAATCTGCTAGCAGTTATGCTCGTGCTACTGTTAGTCGGACTGGAGTTCTGGACTGCTCTAAACTCCACACATACAAATACAACGAAGACCTATTCAAGAAGGTGACCACACTTGCTGATGGTAAGAATCATGGACTGGTCTTTGTTCTTGACTGGTCTGGTTCAATGGGAAATGTGATGCTTGATACGCTGAAGCAACTTTTCAATCTTGTGTGGTTCTGTAAGAAAGTTGGCATTCCTTTTGAGGTTTATGCCTTTACTAATGAGTATCCTCTCATCAATCAGAAATCTGGCATCAGAGAACTTTCTTATCAAAAGAAAGAAGGGTTGATGTGCGTTGGTGAATATTTCTCACTTATGAATATCCTGACGCATAATGTCAGCAGCAAGGTTATGGAACATCAAATGAAGAATATTTTCCGACTTGGATATTACTTCAGTCGTTATGCATTGTATCCTATTCCTATCGGAATGGGACTTTCAGGAACTCCTCTTAATGAAGCAATGGTTAGTCTTCATCAAATTATCCCTCAATTTAAGAAGACTAATAATGTTGAAAAAGTTCAATGTGTCGTGCTGACTGATGGTGAAGGATACTGCCCCAAGTATCATCGTGAGATTCAACGTTCTTGGGAGCACGAACCTTTCATCGGTCTCGGTAGTATTGGACCCAATTGTTTCTTGCGTGACCGCAAAACCGGAAACACTTATTCTCTTAATGGAGATTGGGGTATGATGACTGATACTCTTCTTACTAATTTGAGAGACAAATTTGTTGATACTAATTTTATTGGTATTCGTGTTCTTGAAGGTCGTGATGCAAATCCGTTTATTCGTCGTTATTGTGATTACGATCAATATTCTAAAATGGAAAAATTGCAGACTGAATGGAAAAAGCAAAAGTCATTTGCTATCAAAAATTCTGGATATCATTCTTACATTGCACTTTCTGCAACTGCTCTCGGAAATGAATCCGAATTTGAAGTTGAAGAGTCTGCCTCTAAAACTCAAATCAAGAAATCATTCATGAAGAGTCTGAAAAACAAGAAGATGAACAAGAAGATTTTGAATGAGTTTATTGAACTCGTTGCCTGATAAATACTCTCAATTAAACCAATTCTTGAACTGTCCACTAGGCACCTTACAAGGTGCCTTTTTCTTGTATAATAACTTCAGTTAAACAAAACAACCGATGGGTCTGTCTAAAGAAAGCATCATTGAGTGTCTTCGCGAATCTTATGGTGAGTCTGTAAATTCTGCTGAAATCAAGGCATTCTGTCAGATGAATGATTTTAATTATCAGACTGTCACCAACAAATTGACTGATTACAAAGTTGGTCGTGGTAAGTGGAACCTGACTATTCAAGAAAAACTTGAGCAAAATTATCAGGCACCTCCTGCTATGCCTGTTGTAGAACAAAACCTTATCCCTCTGAAAGATGATACCTTCGTCAAGTTTGGCAACTTTGGTGACATTAAAAAAATTATTCAGTCCCGTCAATTCTATCCAACGTTCATTACTGGACTCTCCGGTAATGGTAAAACTTTCTCTGTTGAGCAAGCGTGTGCTCAATTGGGTAGAGAACTTATCCGTGTAAACATTACTATTGAAACAGATGAAGATGATCTTATTGGCGGTTTCCGCCTTGTTGATGGTAACACCGTCTGGCACAATGGCCCAGTCGTCGAAGCACTTGAACGAGGTGCTGTCTTGCTCCTTGATGAGATCGACCTCGCTAGTAACAAAATTCTCTGTCTCCAATCTATCCTTGAAGGAAAGGGAGTTTTCCTTAAGAAGATCGGACGACGAGTTGATCCTGCAAGTGGATTCAACGTCATCGCCACAGCAAACACTAAGGGTAAAGGTTCAGACGATGGACGATTCATTGGAACTAACGTGCTCAATGAAGCCTTCCTTGAGCGTTTCCCAGTAACTCTTGAGCAAGAATATCCCACTCCCACTAATGAAGTAAAAATTCTTTTGGGTGTTGCTGCCTCTGTCGGTAAGCATGATGAGGATTTCTGTAGGCGTCTGGTTGATTGGGGTGACATCATCCGTAAGACCTTCTATGATGGTGGTATTGATGAGATCATCAGCACTCGTCGTTTGGTTCACATCATCCGTGCTTATGGCATTTTCAATGATAAGGCAAAGGCAATTCAAGTTTGCGTCAATCGTTTCGATGATGAAACCAAGCAAGCATTCATGGAACTCTATGATAAGGTTGATGCTGATTTCCAAATGCCAATTGACGAAGAGGTTCAATCCTGATATAATAAATTATGACTAACTCTTGGTCCATGCTCTATGATGAAATTTTGAAAATGGATAGACTTGACGATAGTATTGGTTCCATTACCTTACAATCGGAACCATATACTTTATACAAATATAGTGAGGAGAAAATCCTCAATGAACTGAAAGAATATATTACCAGCACTTATAGACAACACTATTCTGCTGGTAATGACAAAATTCAGACTCTTGATCTGATTGAAGCTTGTGGTGATGGTGAGGCATTCTGCCGATCCAATATCCTAAAGTATGCTTCTCGATACGACAAGAAGGGCACTGCCCGTCGTGATATTATTAAGATTCTGCATTATGCAGTTCTTCTTCTGCATTTCAATGATAAGAATGCATCTCCCGAAACTTACAATCAATGACCACAAAATTACGCGAACGCACCATGAAACTGAGTGATTCAACTCTGTCTATTTTGAGAAATTTTGCAGGAATTAATAATTCTATTCTTGTAAAGCAAGGCAATCGTCTTCGCACTATTTCTGTTGCTAAGAACATTCTAGCAGAAGCAAATCTTACTGAAGAATTTCCTTCTGACTTTGCACTTTATGATCTTAATCAGTTTCTCAATGTAAATAACAGTCTCTTTAGAAATCCTGAATTGGATTTTACTGATAGGGGATACGTTGTTATTAGTGAAGGCAAATCTAAGCAAACCTTTTTCTTTGCCGATCCAAATGTAATTGTCACTCCTCCGGATAAAGACATTACTCTCCCCACCGAAGATGTTTGCTTTGAATTGAGCACAGAGCAACTTGACAAACTTCTTAAAGCAGCTGCTATTAATCAACTTCCAGATTTTTCTGCTATTGGTAAAGATGGTAAGGTCACTTTGGTTGTTCGTGATAAGAAGAATGATACATCTAACAACTTTAATATTGTTGTTGGTGAAACCAACTCTGAATTTTCATTCAACTTTAAGGTGGAAAATATCAAGATTCTTCCCGGAAC